CCAGCATGGATATGGCGCCCTTATACCTGCCGTAAGCGCCGTCGAATGCCCAGCCCGAGCTTTCGCCGGTCAACCTGTCAGCAAGCAAGCCCGTGCTGCCCTCTTCCATGATTAGATAGCCTTCGTTTGGCAGATTTATGCCATGATCCACATCGCCGTTGAGCCTTGGCCTGGCGTGGAATTGCTCATGGACTATGGTATTGATAATAGAACGACCGCCATCTATCTCAGACGACTTGAGGGCATCGACCGATGTACAAACAATTGAATCGCGATAGGTAGTGCCAGGCATGTATATGCCCAGGATGTTACCAGGTCCATTTTGCCTGAACCACTCTTCCTTGGCGCTAACGTCGCCATCGAGCCTGCCGCTCCTTGTTTGCTCGATGGCGTAGTCCCGCATCCCATTCCAGCTATCGAACCACTTGATCGGAACGTGCTCTGCGCCTGGAACAATAGGCGCAGACCTGACCAGGCCCTCGATCGTAGACCTCTCCGCATCCGTGAAGTTGCCCACAAGCTCAACCCTGGAATACTCGCGCTCGACCCTCCTGGCAGCGTCGTATCCGGCAGCGCCGGGTGAGGCGGCGTGCTGCTTGCCGGTAAACCTGCCAACCTTGTCGTGCCAGGGGTTGAAGAGGACGATCGGCTGCCCATCGTCGTACAGGCCAAGCTCCTTAAGCTGCTCGACCTGATCTTCGCCGAGTGCCACAACGGGGATGCTCGTCGCCTGGCCTACCATCTCGATGGCGGTCTTCATCTCCCAGGCAAGCTCTTCTAACTTCTCGGGCTTGCCCTCTTTGTCTCGCTGACTGGCCCACCGGCCCTCACCGCCACGCTGCCCCTTCGCATCTTCCTTCTTGGGCGGTTGTCCAAATTTGGACTGCTGGGCAGAGGACTTGGCCTCGATGAGATCCTTTTCCTTCTGCGCCCGGGCCTGGCGCAATTCCTCAACCTCGTCCTCGTTGAGAACCGGGACACCGCCCTTGGTAAACAGATCGCGCCAGTTCACGTTTTGAAGTGCATCGCCCGCCGAGTTGCCCGCCACGGCCATCAGCTTGAACAGCAGGGGGAGTATGCGCGAGTTGGCGCCCTGGAACTCAAGCCACAGCTTCGCCGCCCTGCTGCCATTGTACTTGAGCGCCTTACGCATCACGTAGCGGTTCATGTGCGTGGCAATCTGGCTCAACATGCGCTCGGTGTCGAGCATAATGGTAAACTCGCCGCCGTCCTTGCCCTCCGCGTCGCCCGTGAGCAAGAAGCGCACGATGTTCTTGGACAGCATTTCCAGCGCATCGGTGAAGTGCTTGCCGGCCTGCTCGTCGCCCGTCTTTACCAATTCCACGTTCCACAGAGGCGTATTTGTCTCGCGGAACGTATCGCTGGGGATGACGCCCTGGTTCGTCTTGCGAAGGCTGGCAGCTACCTGCATGGCCCAGTCGATAGCATCCACGGCCCTACCATTGACGAACACCTTGCCACGCGATGGCGCCCGAACGATGACCACGCCATCTCCCACGCGCTGCAAGTAGCGCAGCAAGGCCCGCCACACAAGCTCGTACCAGAACCACCAGACGTACACGGCCTCAAGGACGCTCCTGCCCTCCAGGTTGCCGAATGTTCCCTGGTTGGAAATGATCAGCGCCCTGTCGAGCCCGATGGTAACGGGCTCGGGCCGCCACGACACCTGCTGGACGAAGCCCTGAAAACTGCGGTTCCTCTCATCGCGCAGGATCTTGTTGACGGTCGTGGGGTGAACGGCGTGCATATCCGCAACACACCAGTACGGGATAGGAGACTTGGTTAGCCCGTAGTCCTGGGGGTAAGTGGGCTCCCAGACAACCTCACTGTAGTATGCCCCATACTCCTGGTACGTTAGAATCTCGTCGATGGTGCGCGGCAGAAGCTCGCGCATGTTGGAGTGCATGATCCTCGCCAGGTTCTCGTCAGGGCTATTGACCTGGAAACCGGACTCGCTGTTGACAATCGAGATCGCCGGGGCTTTCTTGACCGCCATAGGGTAAGCAATCTGGCCCGAACGCATCATCTGCTCAATCTTGCCCATGTCCAGCGTTTGCGTGTACATGCCGAAGGACGAGTTCGCAAAACCGTCGTATGTAAACCCGCCGGCCTCACCCTGCTGCGTCGTTCGCAGAATGGGCGGCGAAGTGAAACCGTTCTCAACTTCCAGCATCACTACCTGCCGAGTTTCAGCAGGGAGCGGTGCAAGGACTTTCTCAAGCTCTGGCAATATGGTATTCATCGACCAACTCCCGTCTGGGATCGAACATATTCCAATCCAGATATTCGCCATCCCCCGGCTGAAACTCGCTGAAAACAGGGCCGGCTATGTGCTGCCCACCGAACGCCTCCATGTACTCGGGCGGCACGATGGACTTCTGGATTCCAACGGCCTGCGGCGGCATCTCGAACTCGTAGCCGCCAAGCTCAATGAGGGCCTCGTAGGCCAGCATGGCAGCCACAACAAGGTCATCGTGTTGGCCCTCCGGCGCACTGTACTTGCCCTGCCCCAAGTCTTCGTAGATCAGCAGTTGGTAATACAACCGCTTGTCGGTGATGACCACCAGGCCACCAGCAAGGGCGAGTGCAAACTGATTGACGATCCTGGGCTTTGACTTGGACGTGGTGCGCGAGACGTAAAACTCGCTCACGTTGTCATTGGGCAGGATGTGCCTGTTCTCGACCGTCAGGCCCGCGCCGTTCTCTTCGCAGATCATAAGGCCGGGGAACTTGACGTGCAGTTGTGAGACAAAGCCTGGCATCTCAACCCTGCTACTGCCCACATCCATAGTCTTGCCCGCCCACTCATCAAGGGCCATCTGGTTGTTCTCTGCAAAAATCTGGATGCCGTACTGGTTGAATACGACAGCAGCGTTGTAGTCCCTCAGCCTGACGTTCTTGTTCCTCTTGATCTCGGCAGAGTCAATGCCGATGGCGTACTTGGTCGGCTTTGCCAGCAGGGCCGCAAGTTCGGGCTGCTGAACCAGATCCTCCATCGGCACGTAGCATTTCTTAACGTCGTTGGGCTGGAAGGCCGGCGACCCCGTGCCCAGGAAGGCAAGCTCGAACTCCTGCTCGATCTGCGTCTGCGTCATGCCGTCGCTGGCCTCGCGCATCCACGCTTCGTCGAAGCCACAATCGGTATAGTGAATCCTCAGCGGAATGAACGTTTCACTGTCGCCGCCGTCTGCCTCCATGTACAACCTGGCGAACGCGCCCGACGTGCCATTGGGGCTGCTGGCTGCCACGATCTGACCACCATGCGCCGTGGTAGGCTTGATGGCCGTCCAGGTTTCCTCTGCGTTCTCCAGGTGGGCGAACTCGTCGAGGAACACCAGCCAGGCCGTGTCGCCACGCCCAGACTCTCCGGTTGTCGTCAGGGAGTCGATGCTTGATTCACTGACAACCGTGGCGCCGTGCATCCGATGAATTACAGCCAGCCTGGTCTTGCTGTCAGAGGAATACTCCCGGCGAATGAAGGCCGGGAAGTTGTTCATAACGAACTTGACCTTGCCCAGCAACTTGATGGCCTTCTGCTCCTTCTGGGAAAGGAAAAGGCACTCAACGTCCGGCCTGAACAGCAGGAGCCAGGCGGTGAACATAGCCATTGTCCATGACACGCCAACCTGCCTGGATTTTAGGACGACGAGGTTCTGCCCGTCCTGGAGGCGCTGGAGCATATCGCGCTGCCAATCGTACATGCGGCACTTGACCTTGCCGCGCCTGATGTGCTTGATGTAGCCATACTTCTCGATGGTGTAGACTACACTGTTGGCACAACGCTTGTACTCAAGCGCCTCTTCCCTAGTCAGTTGCATCGTCGTCTGTGTCTTCCAGCAGGGCGTCCCTGCTGAACCCGGCCTCTTCGGACTTGACACCCAGGAGCGACCGCCAGGCGTCTACCAGGCTAACCTTGTCCTTGGCCGTGTGGTCGCCACCCAGAATCTCTTCGTACAGGCAAAGCCTGATGGCCTCAGCCTGCCTGGAAATGTCTGGGTTGGAATCGCCGGTCATTGCAAGCAATCTTTTCTTGACGCTCCAGCTATCATCCTTCGACCACTTGCGTACAGTCTCATACAGAACGCCGGCCTCCCTGGCAACATCCTCCAGGGTGTAGTCTTCATTCTTGATGTAAAGCTCGAAGGCTTGCTCTTTGCGGGTAACAGGTTTCTCGCTCATAAAACCACTATACGGCACGGGAAGCGAAAAGTCAATTCAATTTGTGAAAGCAGATTTTTAATATTGACTTGTGCCATTGCGGATGCTATACTGTTCACAGCACAAATGACAGTTTTCGACCTAAAACTGTGACAGGAGTAGAAAATGGTTGAAATTACGATTAGTCCGTTGGGGTTCTTTCTCCTTGGCGTTGCCGCGACCGTCATCTTCGAGTTCTTCGTGGTTGTAGTCGCGGGGGCAAGATCGGCGTGGAAGAGCAAGTAGAGGGCTATACAGTCTATCCCTGGGAGTGGGGCATCCCCGTGCCGCCGCCCAAGAAGGCAGCAGGGGTGAAACCAGAGGACATTGAACTTCTGGAAACCATCAGGGAGACATTCAGGGACGAGTTCGAGGGCAGACCCGTTCCCTACAAGTTCTACATCAGCACCCTCGTGCCGAAAGGCAAGCCGCTCAACCGCAACTCCGTGGTAGCCGGGTTGCACAGGATGCAGGCGGCGGGGCTGGTTGACAAGTTTGCGAAGCAGCTACACACAAACAGTGGGAGGTTTGAATATGTCAGTTGGTACGTCTGGGAAGACAAACGACCTTATCCTCCACGGGGTGATCCCGGAACCCCCGTATATATTGTGCAAGAACAATATCATCGCCGAGATGATCCAGGGGTGGCTGCATACCCATCTATCGAGAGAGCCGGTCGTGCGCGTATGTCCCGAAAAGGCTGAGTGGCCCTACGAAACCACGGCGATCGTCGTCACACCACTGAACGTCGTCGGCGCCACCAAATCCCCCTCTTTCCGCATTGAGGCCGTGCAAGCATTGAGCCACGAGGCCAAGACGGTTATTGAGTTCTGGATGCGCTGGAAGATGACACACGATGGCCTTGACCCTACCACGAAGCAGATTTCTACCAGTGTGTACGGAAGCTGCGCCGTCACTTCCTTGCGGCAGGTGGACTACGCCATGAAAGAGATCGAGGCTTCTGGCCTGCTGACGCGCGTCGATACAGGCAAATGGAAAACCAACTTCGGAAAATGGGCACCAGATGCCTCCGTGGCAAAGGCTGCTGGATTGAAAATAGTAGAATACAAGTAAAGGAGCTTAAAATGGACA